CCAGGTGCAACTCCTGGCTCCAGCCCTGGGGTAGTTTGCTGGTTCAAATCCAGCCGTTGCAATTCCTTTGCTCCGTAGACGTAATGGCACCGTTCCTACCCCGCTAATGTTCACACACCAATCTGTAAACTGAGTATCATGCCCTAACAGTGCAACTCCGAGTGGTAGACGTACCATCCCGGACTCTCCTGGACCGGTACCAAAGAGCTGTGACACGGCCAGCTACAGAGCAGATAGGTGCGGATGGAGCCCTAGCTACGGTGGGCCCTTAATGTGTTCCGTATGCAAATGGGACAGAGGCAGAGTGTTTGGTAGGCATGCTGCTAACCTGAACCGCCAGACATAGGTAATGCAACCGACCGAAAGCGTTGGGATTAGCTCCTCCGAAAAGTCGGTAGTTCCCGGTTCAAATCCGGGCTGTTCCACTACACCCCACTAGCTCAGTTGGTAGAGCAGTGAGCGGTACCCAGACTCTTTGCGCTGGGGAAACCCACAGGAGGCTGGTTCAAACCCAGCGTGGGGTGCTAATTTATGGTATGCATCATGCATGCCAAGCGTTCTAGAGTTTCATGATTTCTGTGAGAAGGTTCTAAACCTACGGTTAACCACCGGGCAGAGGGTTATTGCAAAGGTTGCCTTTGGGAACTATGACCCACAGGACCTACCTCCAGATGAACAAGAGCTAGCCACGCAGATGTTTGGCGGTCTAAAGACCGTGGATGACTCTGCTAGGCGTTACGTAGTGATGAGGCTGGGCCGAGGTAGTGGAAAAACTACCATCTGCTCAGCCTTTTCTGTTTATACGGCTGTAACCCAGGACATTTCCCGGGTGGGTCCAGGTGACGTTCCGTATGTCATCGTAGTGGCTCCAGACCGGCCTACAGCGCAGCTTTCCATCCGTATGGCCCGGGAGATGATACGGTCCCAGCCGGCCCTAGAGCGGCTTGTGGTGTCCGATACGTCCGACCTAATCCAGCTCCGTAGACCTGACGGTAGAATGGTCCGGATAGAGGCCTTTGCGGCTACCAGAGGCGGTAGCAGCATGCGTGGCCGTACCATCATGGCCTTTTTGATGGATGAGGCAGAGTTCTTTACCTCTACCGCAAATGACCGGGAATATGCGGTCAATGACCGGGATATTTTCCGTGCTCTGAAGCCCCGTTTGCTTCTGTCTGGCAGAGGAATGATGATTTCAACCCCTTGGCCGGTAGAAACGCTCATGGGGGAGATGTTTGAAGAGAACTGGGGCAAGTGTTTGACCGCCGTTGCCATTAAGGCACCGACGCTCCTGGTCCGTGGAGATGACCCTGATGTCCACCAGATGGTGGAGGATGAGCTGGCCAAGGACCCGGAAAATGCCCGTAGAGAGCTATTCTGTGAGGTAGACGGGATTTCCGGAGGGGAATTCTTTGACGTAAATGCGCTTACCACCAGCCTTGAGGTAACCCCAGAATGGCCAATCAAGGTCAACCATAGTTGGCCCGTAGCAATAGGATGTGACCTCGGCTTCACCAGAGACTCCAGTGCCATCTGCGTTGTTCAGTTTGACGGAAAGAAGTATCGGCTTGTCCATGCGGAGGAGATGCGCCCCAAGCCTGGCAAACCGCTCAAGCCATCCGAAGTTGTCAGGAAGTTTGCCGAAGTAGCTAAGCGCTATGGAGCCAGTGGGGTAGTAGCGGATGCTTACTACCGTGAGTCTCTCAAGGAGCACCTCTCTACCCATGGCCTTGTGGTCATAGACGCTCCGGAGGGCACCAAAGGGAAGGCTGAGGTTTTCCAGCGCACAAGGAGTGTCTTGCATGATGGTCACTGCGTAATACCGCGGGTAGACATAGGCAAGCGCATGGTTCAACAATGCAAGCTGGTCACTAGTAAAGCTGCACCTGGAGGAACCACAACCATTAAGATTCCACGGAAGATTGGCATGGGACACGGAGACATTGTCTCTGCATGGGTTCTAGCGGTCCACAGGCTGGCTTACGCAGAGGTAGAGCGTAAGGTTCCGGTATTTGAGCCCGGTACAAATGAATGGTTCAATGAATCCCAGCGTAGGCTTGTGGAATACCAGCAGAAACAGCAGGACCAGTACTTGCGGAAGCTGGAAGCGGAGGTTAGGAAAGGTATGGATGCCCGTAGACGTCGGAGTTTCTCTAGCCCAGGCAACTAGAGCCAGAGAGCTGATTACAAAGCTCACTGACCTAGCCCAGGATGACCTCATGAACGCTATTAGCTGCGTTCTGGCAGCTGTAGACTCTGACCGGGCAGATTACCTAGAGGCTTGCTCAGAAGAGTTTCTGAGGGGTGTAATAGCCAAGATTAGGTTAGCAGCTTGTATTAGGGCAAAGTCCATGCCAATATCAGGGCATGACAGACTACCAGAAAGACAAGACGGATGGGGAGAGCCAGAGAGGGCTGACGGAGTCTACGAAGAAGGCTCCAGCTCTTCGGCAAGCCCAGTGGTGGAGGGCAAAGGACCACGGTAAGCATCCACATGAGCTTCTGGATGACCTGGTCAAACAGATTGAGGATGACCAACAGGGTCGTTATGAGGCCTACAGGGAGTATGAGCGTCTCTTCGGTAGCAGCGTAGGACCGAATGGAGATGATTCCTTCCGTAGCATCTCAAACGATGAGCTTATCCAGAATGAGCTTCAGAGCACCATAGAGACCCTATGGGCTCAGGTATTCAAAAATAAAGTAGTCCCTGCCATCTCAGTATCCGAAGCGGACTGGGAGGAATGGGACCGGGCTAGAAGTTACTCCCGTTGGCTGGAGGGAGGCTTTGATGATGCCCGTGTGTACAAGGAAGCCTTCCCTCAGGCTGGCGCCTACGCTCTGGTCCACGGCACGGGAATCATCCGTGTTGACTGGAAAGAGGTAGATGACAAGACAGCCAAGGTCTACTGCTATGCCGTTAACCCACGGTACTTCATGGTGGACCGTATGGAGGCTAAGCACGGCAAACCACGGTCTATTTACTTCAAGGACCATGTGGACCGGTATGTCCTCTATGACACCTACAAAGAGAGTGACAAGGACTTCTACGGTGAGCCTGAAGAGCGTATGTGCGGCATCATGGACTGCACTCCCAATGATGACCTGGAGCTTGGAGCAGCCTCCACCAACCGCTGTGACATGCTCACAGTCAGGGAGGCATTCCACCTACCAAGTGGTCCTGGGGCCAAGGACGGCAGGCATGTCATCTGGATTAAGGGCTGCACACTGCTGGATGAAGAATTCACCTGGGATGTTCATCCGATAGTCAAAATCCGCTTCGGAGCCATCATGGAAGGCTTCTACGGTGAGTCTGCGGTTAAACGGCTAGCTCCGACCCAGAAGCTCCTAGACAAGCTCAACAAGAAGATTGATGAAGCCCAGGATGTCATGGGTGTTCCCAGGATTCTTGTGCGCCGAGGAGCCAACATCAAAAAGTCACACATTGATGATGTACCAGGCGGCATCTTGGAGGTTGATGACATCAACGGCATCAAAGACTGGAATGCCCAATGCTCCACTCCGGAGATGTACCAGGACCGTGATACCGCTGGCGGCAAGATGCGGGCCCTTCTGGGTGTATCCGACTTTGAGGCCCAGGGTACCGTTCCAGAACGGCTCCGGGAGCTTAGCTCACCAGCCCTAGAGCGCATGGTGGACCAGGGCAAGGCCAAGCATGCCATGTTCCATATGGAGTATGAAAACGCCGTAGAGGACCTGGCAGACCTGTTTATGAGGCAGGCTGAGGAGCTTCAGAAGGCCGGCTATGACGTTGTCTACCAAGCTCCGGGGGAACAGACCCACAACACGTCTTCAATAGAACAACTGAGCTTCAAAGAAGTCCACGTAGACCGTAAGAAGCTAAAGCTTCGGATACAGAAGATGTCTTCTATGCCTCAGGACTTCTACGGCAAGGTAGAGGCCATTGGTAAGCTTAAGACAGAGGGTGGAGTAGCTCTGGACCCTAAGACGGTTATCCGCATGCTGGAGGTTCCAGACGTCAACGGAACCAATGACATGCTGGTGAGTGATGAAGAGATAATCTTCAAGAATCTCACTCATATGTGCAGGAAGAAGGAGTACGTTGCTCCGATGCCGTTTGATAACCTAGACCTCATCATTCAGATGACCACTAGGTATATCAACCTGTACCGTGTTAGAAATGACTCTGACAATGAAGTGGTTGGCTTGCTGGCCCAGTACATAGACAACGCAGTGCTTCTAAAGAAAGGACTAGGAGCCAATGACCCCAACGCTCCGCCTACTATGTCTACTGCCGCTGCTCTTATGGCTCCGCCTGGCATGCCACCTGGTCCAATGGGTCCGCCGGGTATGCCGCCGCCAGGGGCTCCTCCAATGGGTCCACCCGCTGGCCCGGTGCCAGCTCCGCCTGGTCTTCCTCCGGGTCCGCCTCCGGGACCGATGGGTCCGCCGGCGGGTCCGCCTAT